ATGAAGAATATAGTTAAAGGAGCAATTTTTTATGCAGATTTAGATCCTATTATAGGTAGTGAGCAACAAGGAATAAGACCTGTTGTTATTATTCAAAACGAAATGGGGAATAAACATAGTCCTACTGTGCTTGTTGCACCTATATCTACAAAGAAAGATAAGATTTTACCTACACATATATTGGTAAAACAATTTGATAAGATTAGACATGACTCAATAGTTTTGTTAGAACAAATTAGAGTTTTAGATAAAAGCAGATTGAAAGGATATTTAGGTTTATTAGATAATGATACATTAGAACAAGTAAATGAAGCAATTAAAATATCTTTTGAATTAAAGTAGAAATTTCTACTTTTTTTTAATGTATTAAATAAAAAATAAGTTCATAAGGTTAAGAAGGAGGAAGATATATGGATACAAAGAAAGAAGAATTAGTAATCCGAGTATATGATGAGAATGCTAAAAATGTTCAAGATGTTATTCTTGAGGCATTTGAAAAATTCTTAAAATTAAAACTACAAAATACTAATAATATATAAATTCGCACATTCGCAATATAAAAAAATTAAATATATAATGAGTGTGTTATGTGGAGTTGGTTAAGAATTAGGAAAGAGAGGTTGAAGATGATAGATTACTTAACTAATAAAACATATAGAGCAGGTGCTTATGTGCGACTTTCAATAGAAGATGATAATAAGGATATTGAAAGTGTTAGTATTACTAATCAAAGAGCATTTATTAAGGACTATGCAATTAAGAATAATATTGAAATATATGATTACTATGTAGATGATGGATATTCTGGTGGTAATTTTGATAGACCAGGATTTAAAAGATTAATAAATGATATTGAAAATGGCATTATTGATTGTGTAATCACAAAAGATATGTCAAGACTTGGTAGAGAGTTTATTGAAACAGGTAATTATGTGTTTAAGTATTTTCCAGAACATAATATAAGATATATTGCTATATTGGAGAATTATGATACTTTAAATCCTAATGGGATGGAAGACATATTACCATTTAAAGCAGTTATCAATGATATGTATTTAAAAGATATATCAAGAAAAATTAAAAGTGTTAGACACGATAAGATGAAAGATGGTTTGTTTGTAGGAAGTTCAGTAACTTATGGCTATAAAAGGTCAGAAGAAGATAATAGAAAGTTTGTTATTGATGATTATGCAGCAGTTATTGTTAAAAGAATATTTGATATGAAAAGTGATGGCATTACTGATGGTATGATAGCAAGAACATTAACAAACGAGGGAATACTTCCTCCTGATGTTTATAGAGGTAAGAAATTGAAAAAAATTACTGTTACAACAAATCTATGGAAACCTAGTTCTGTAAAAACAATATTAACAAATGAAGCATATATAGGTAATCTAATTCAAGGTAAATATGAAAGAGTAAGTTTAAAATCAAAAAAGAAACGATTGTTACCACGAAGTAAGTGGATAATAAAAAAAGGTGCTATACCTCCAATAATTTCAAAGGAATTATTTGAGAAAGTAAATGCACCTAAAAGAAAAACTGATACAAGATTTAGACAATATGATTATTTACTTAAAGGATTAGTAGTATGTGCAGACTGTGGTAAAACAATGTTAGTTAGGCGAGTAAAAAATCAATCTGATCCTAGTAAAGTTCATGCAATTTATGTTTGTAGAACTTATGCTACTTATAGGAATAATGTTTGTAGTATGCACTATTATAGAGAAGATATATTAAATGAAATAGTTTTAAAAGAAATTAGAGATGTTCTAATTAAATATTCTCACAATGAAAAACTAGATAATAAATATAAATCTTCAATATGTGATATGAATTTGTTAGAAAATTATGAGAAAGATTTATCAGTTATAAAAGATAAAATGGTTACTATTGATAAAGCTATCAGTGAACTTTATAAAGATAGAGCTGATGGAATTATTAGTCCTGATGAATTTTCTGGAATAAAAAAGGAATTAGAAAAAGATAGAAAAGAATGTGAAACAAAGATTAAAGATTTACAGATATTGATGATGGAATCAAAAAATGTTTTAACTGATGATAAAACAAAGATGAAATTGATAAATGAATTTTTAAAGTCAAAAACACCAAAGAAAGAAATATTAAAAATATTAGTAAATAAAATAGAAGTTAATGAAGATAAAACCATAAAAATATACTTTAATTTTAATTTAGATGAGGTTGCTAATGGATAATAGATTAACTGTTGCTTATGTTAGACTATCTCAAGAAGATATGAATAAATTAAAAGATTTTTCAGAGAGTATATATAATCAAATTGGTTTGATTAAATCTTATGCTAAAACTATGAATTTGAATATTGATAAAGAGTATATAGATGATGGATTTAGTGGAACTAATTTTGATAGACCAGGATTTGAAAAGTTAATTGATGATATAGAAAAAGGTATTGTTGGAGTAATAATAACAAAAGATATGTCTAGGTTAGGTAGAAACTTTATTGAAACTGCTTACTATATTAGTGAGTATTTCCCTAAACATGGAGTAAGATATATTGCTATCAATGATGAATTTGATAGTGAAAGTCCTAATAATAGTGAGCAAGAAATAATGTTAGGTTTTAAATCTCTAATCAATGATAGATATGTTAAAGATTCTTCAGTTAAGAGAAAACAAATTGCAGAAGCTAAAACAAATGAAGGACAATTTATAGGTTTTATTGCTCCTTATGGTTATAAAATTGTTAAAAAAGATAATAAAAGAACTTTAGAAATTGATGAGTATGCTTCAAGTATTGTTAAAAGAATATTTACTGAAATAGCAAGTGGTAAAACAAGACAAGAAGTTGCAGATGGTTTAAATAAAGATAAGGTTGTTCCACCTGTATTGTATATGAACATGACACCTAGTAAGAATAAAAAATATTATTATGATTGGTCTGATAAGGTTATTTATAGAATATTAAAAAACAAGACATATACAGGTAAGATAGTAAAAAGGAAATCAACAAAAGAGAGTTATTTACAAAAGAAAAGAGAAGTAATACCAATACGAGATAGAGAAACGATAGATAATTGTCATCCTGTTATAATTACTGAACAATTATTTAAAGAAGCAAATGATAAATTACTTGTTATGAAAAGAAAAGAGAAAAATGATTATTGTGGATTATTTAGTGGATTAGTAATATGTGGCGAATGTGGTAGAGTGATGACTGCTTGTAGAAGAAATGATCGTGCTAATGTTAAATATTACTTTGATTGCACAAAAGTTGTTGATAGAAAACCTTGTCCAAATAGAACTGTGGCAGACTCAAAGTTAAGAAGTGTTATTTCATCTACATTAGAAGAAATTATAGATGATTATGTAAGTGAAGATGAAGTAGTAACTCAAGCAACTAAAAATCTAATAAATCATGAAAGACCTAATCTAAAGATTTCACATTTAAAAGATGATATAGAATTACATAGTAAGAATATAAGAAACTTATATTTACAAAAAACAAAAGGAGAAATTAGTTTAGAACAATTCCTAGAAACAAAGAAAAATGAAACACTTTTAAAAGAAGAATCAGAAAAATTATTAAAAGAAATATTAGAATCTAAAAATCAAGATGTAAGAAAAGAAGAAATATTAGAACAATATAGACATTTTATAAATGGTGATGAACTTATGAATGTTGCTTTAAGAGATTTAGTAGATAAAATCGTTGTTTATAAAGATAATACAATGAAAATATCATTTAAGTTTGGTTTAGGTAAGCCAAAGAAAATAAGATTATTTTAGAAAGGATATGAAGTAAAATGAGAAAAGGATATGTAGCATATATAAGAGTAGCAAATGCAGATGATATGGCAGTTGAAAATCAAAAACAATACATTGAAAATTATGCTAAACAAAAAAATATAAAAATTGATGATTATTATATAGATAATGGTTATTCTGGAACTAATTTAGATAGACCACAATTAAAGCAAATGTTAAGGGAAGTTAGGAGTAGGAATATTACTAAAGGAATTATCGTTAAAGATATTTCAAGATTAAGTAGAGAACAAACAGGAGTAATGGAAATTCTAAATAAAATATCTAGAAGAAAAATATCTTTAATATCCACTGTTGAAGAAGAAACTTTAACTAATAATATAATGATATCCATAATTCAATGGGAAAGAGAAAATCAATTAGATAGAAAAAAGCAGGGACAAAAAATTTTAGAACAACGAGGAGCTTGTGTTTATATTCCATATAAAAGAGGTACAGTTGATGACATGGAATATAAAAAACAAAAAAGAGAAGAATTAAAAAAGGAAGGAATACATCATATAACATTCAAATATAAAGATGATATTAAAAGGAAAGTAGGTACTAGAGATGAAAGAAATTGATTTGAAAAATAAAAAAATAGGTATTTATTTAAGATTTTCAAAAGAGCCGGAAGAAACTGAAGAAGAAAAGAAATTAAAAAAAATAAATAAGATATTGAATGAT